ATAGCACCAGCAGTGTTGCTGGCAATCGGGAGTTCACGAGTCTGGCCCGCGAACACCTGACCGCCGATCAAATTGATCGGTTTTAGCCCGTAGGGGGCATTTACAGTCGGATACGTCATGTTGGACTCCAAAAGTTAATAAAAAACTATTTATTACCTGTACCAAAGGTCGTCGTAGACTTCCGTTCATTGAACAGCGGCATACGAGCATCGCTCTGGCGCATCAATGTGTTGTCAACCGACTCAACCTGCTGCTCTGATTTGACACCGTAGAACTGATTACGAGCTTGAATCTTCTCTATAGGCATCTTGCACAGCATCAGACCGCCGATCTCAACGTTTCCTGCCGAGTTAGCCGGTAGCATTAGTTCTGGATGATCCGCTGCTTTTACAGGCTCCCAGCCTTCACGAATCCGTGTGGATACGTTGGCTGAGTACGGCTGTCCATTAATTGCGGTTGCAATCCAACGGTAGCCATAGCCCGGTTCAGGGGTTGGGTCAGGCAGAGTGCTAGGCGGCTGATAAACGTATCGAGCGCTTTTTTCGCGTGTTTCAACATCACGGGGGGTGCGGGGATTAACCATTTGATGCCTCCAGTTTCAAAACTTCCTTTGCATATTGTTGATTGGTAAGACCGAGTCTACGAGCGAACGCTTCTTGCGTTTTCGTTAACCTGATCTTTTTTGCTCCGGACGAGCGTGTGCCGGGTGCTACAACCGTTGCAGGGGGTTTTTTAGTGGAAGTATCGCGTGGTGTCTCACGCTTTTCTTCCCCGTAGTGTTCGGGGAACTTCTCACGAAGGCGAGCGTCGATTCGCTCGAAGTATTCATCGGTGCGGGCGTATTCCGGCCCGTTTTGGTTGACAAGCCGGGTGTGCATCCCGATTGCCAAAGCAGTCATATCCTCAAACCCCTCTGCACCGAACCACTGGTTTTTTGCCTGCCAGCGCAGGGTCTTCTCGTCGAGCTGTGGAGTTTGTTGCTGCTGCGGTTGAATATATACCTGTTCATTTTCAACTTGTAAAGGGGGTGGCCTAAAATTTTCTGCCTGCATCACCCGCAGCTTGGCGTCCTGTAGTGCTTCCTGCGCGGCAAGCATGGCATCGGAATCATAGGACTCTGCCGCCTCCTTGTAGCGACGGCGAGCCATTTCAAGCTCGGCCTCGGCCTTTTCCTTCAGGACGGTGGCATAGGTCTGCTCTCCGCTAGACACGTAGGTCTTCAACCGCTTGTTCTCGTCCAACAGTTGCTGGACGGCACGGGCAGCTTCCTCGCGCTCGCGCAGGGCGGCTTCTTTGGCTCTGCGTTCGTCATGACGGGCATGGGCCAGCTCCTTGATGCGTTTCTGCACCTTCTCGCTGTACTGCTCGACCTCATCGTCGGACGGGTCTTCTACCTCTTTGTCTAACGGCTTACGCCCTCTATCGGCAGCAGGGGTATCGTCCTCGACCTCAATCTCTATCTCACCTTCGGATTCGAGGTCTATCTCGATGTCCTCGGCCTTGATGTCTTCTTTCTTATCGGTAACTTCATCAGGGAACTTGAAGTCTTCGCCTTTGTATTCAGCCATGCCCTTCTCCTTATGCAGCGCGTGTATAACCACGCGGGTCTTCCACGGTACCTTCCACCTGATCTTCGTTGATCATGCGGAACTCTCTACCGTGAATCTGGAAACGCGTGCCGGAGTAAGCCCTTACCAGCACGAAATCGCCCTCTTTACACCAAGGCCCTGACGGATACCGCTCTTTATCTTTGTATGCGTCAGGACCCAACGCAACAACAAACAGTACTGTCGTTGTTTGCTCTTCAATACGCTGTGATACAGATGCTTTAACAAGCATCGAATCGTCAAATGTATCTGCGGCAGGCGGCACAGCGCACAGCACCTTGAAACCTGAAGGCTTCGGTAGCTGTTTTGCCTTTAAGTCGTCGCCTGCAGAATCGACAGTTTCCTCTTCTAGTTGTTGCTCCGTGTTAATTAAGTCTTTCAAATAACGCGGGAGTATCAGTTCACTCATCGGATTTCTCCACTTTGTCAGCAAGGTCGAGTAAATGGCGCTCTGCAAGGGCTAGACCTTGAATTACCCCACAGAGCTTTTGGTACTGCGAAAAGTCGGCACAGGCACCGCCTGCGAGATCATCAGCGTAGTTATTCATGTCCCTGCGGATCATGTCCCGCAGGGTTTCCACAAAACTACGTGGGTTCATATCCTTCATTCACTCTCCCTATTATTGCGGGCACGATTAGCCCGTTTATCGGCAATGTCCGCACCGATGCGAACACCTTCACGCTCGTTATCAGCCATCATGCGCTCATAGTCGAATGTTGATTTCGCTGCTGTCTGCATGCCACGCAACATGATGTCTGCCTGCAGACGCTCTTCTTCGAGCTTCAGCTTGGCCTGTGCGATGGCTGCGTCGCTGTCTTGCTTCTCTTTCTTTAGCGCCAGCTCCTGCTGCTGCATCTGGATAACTGGGTCTTGTGCTGCCTGTTGTGCAGCGGCTTGCGCCTGCTGTTGTGCCACTTGGCTCTGGCTGTTCTGCAACACGATTGGTGCTGCTTGTGCCACGAGACGCGATAGCTGAACCTCAACGGCTGGTGCCATCTTCTCGTCAGGTTTCGGCAGATCAGCACCCAACGCTTGCTCGATCTTCTGGCGGTATGCAAACGCGATGTGCTCCATGATGTGCGCCTGCATCGCCTGTTGAATCATCGGAGCCTGTGGGTTCTGTCCTGCAAGCTGCTGAATCAACGGGTCCTGTATAGCCGCCATATGCACGCGGATGTGCGCTTCGTGATCCTGATACAAGAACGCCTTGACCGGCTTCAAGTTGATCACGTTCATGTTTTCAGACACAGGGTCTTGTGGCGTGCGGTCGTCGTCAGTCGGCACCAACTTGGCTGCGTTCTTGATACCCAACACCTCCAACATCTGTCGGTGCAGTGCAGGCTGGTCATATAACTGCGGCGCTTGCTGCGCCAACTGAAGGGCTGCTTGATACTGTACGACGCGTTGCGACATTGTCGCTGCGTTAGGATCAGACACCGGAATGATGTCTACATGGGAGTAGTCAGACTTCTTCGCCTTCGGTGCTGCTGGGTTTGTATCAGGCTCGTATTCGTAGTCGTCGTCTGTGTAGTCGCGGATGATTCCTGCTAACAGTTTGAGTTCCTGTTTAAACGAGAAATGCACACGCGCCTGCACGGCGCTCATTACTTTGAGTGTTCGTTCGAGAATCGCAAGCGTCGTTCCAACCGGAGCATTAGCTGACATATCGGACACTTGGATGTCGGCTGTCGCCGCGAACCGGCGACCCTCTTCAACAATTGTCCCGAGGAGTTGATAGAGAGTTGCTGATGGCTCTTTATAAGGTAGCGGCAATATGTTGTCACGAATACCTCCTGAACCAAGATCAACGTCACGCCATTCACCCGGCGCAATTGGTGTGTCATCACCTTTAATACGCAGGCCACGGCTCTTCAGACCACCCGGCAGGTTAGACAGCGTACCCGCATCAACCAACTGCCTCATCAAACTGGTAGCACTACGTGCGTAGCCACCAATCAGATGGAACAAACCAAAGCCATACGCACCGAAGCCGGGGATGTATTGGTAGTGCACGAAGTGCTGGCGCTTCAACTTCAGCGAATCGTCTTCTTTCCAGTTGCGACGAATCGCCAGAATGTCGTTTGTGCCACGTAGCATTGTTACTACGTATGGCAGTGCTATACCTGTCGCATGCCCGTCTTCATCTTTATCTTCGAACCCCGGCAAGTCGAGGTCGATGTGGCACTCATACAACTCATACCGATCATCGTAGCTCGCAGAGAACCCTGTCTCTTTGTCCTTGCGCTCCTGAATCTCTGACTTGAACTTGACCGGCTCACTCAGCTCCATATCCGCATAGAAGCCTGCTTGCTGCAGCTTGACGATATCGTTCTCTGTCTTACGCATGCGATGTGTCACGCGCTGACAGCTCGACAACTCTGTTGTGCCGTAAGGAATGATGATGTCCTCTGCTGGCACAAACATAGAAATCTGTCTCTCTATATTCGGATCGTAATAGACTTTCTTGAACGCGCTGCCGGTGGCAGGCAGTGACCACAACATGCGCTCGTGCTCTGGACGGAACTCCACCATGACTTCAGTCAACTGGTAGTTCATATCCTCTTCTACACGATCCGCCGCTTCTTTCTTCATCGGCGTCTCTTTGCCGATGATCTTGGTTCTCACAGGACCAGAAGCAGGGAAAGTCTCGGTGATTGTCTCTGCTTGGAACCGCACCACGGCTTCGGTGATCATCGGATGAAATACACCACAGGCTCCATTCCACGGCTCTGTTCTCTCCTCATACTTCAGACCCAACAGCGTCAAGCCTTCTTTGTATGTGTCTTCCCAGTCCTTGCGTGCCGCTAGGTCGTTGTTGATGTCGTCCTGCAAATCAGATGCCAGCGTCTCCAACACATCGCTTGGCAACTCTTCGACTAAGTTAGCGTTGAAGTCTTCAACATCTTCGCCTTTCTCGATGTCGATCTCAAAGCCCGGACCTTCAATGTGCACGGCCTCTGGGTCAACGATCTCAATCTCGATGCCCTCGTCATCGTCTTCTCCAGTG